ACGCTACTCCCCTGGTTTAGTGTCGGCCACATCATAGGGAGCACTGCCGTCGTCTGGCGCGTTCACCGTCAACTGACACTCTATCTTGGAGACTTCGGTCAGGGTGAGCTTGCCACCAAGGTTGGCCATAAGGGTGGCACTCGGTATCGTCACGGTCTGACCGCTCTTCAGCTGAATCTCACACTTGTCACGGAGTTCCACAAGGTCGGTCGGGGCTTTCCAACCGGTATAGGCTCCTTGCGTGCCGACAAGCGTTCCACCAAGGGCGAGTTGGAGGTTCTCGTAGTCCAGCTGTATGAGGTTGAACGTGGGGGCTATCGTGCCGTTCTTCGTGACAAGAGTCAGCACGGGGGCACCGGGCACCTGCTCGGCTTCCACATCCACTTTCTCGGGCTTGGCTCCACCCCAGTCCCAGCTGCCCTTCTCTATATAGCCGACTGTCTTGTCACCAAACTTTACGACACCGATGCCGTACATGAATTTCTTACTTTCTGCCATATTTTTCTTGTTATGATTGTTAATACTGTGCCGGTCGCCACTCCGACAATAAAGGCGATGAGAAGCATCTTCCACGGATTTGAACTGCGTTCTTTTTCCGTTCTGGCTTCATTCTTCTGCTGCTCCAATGCTTTCTTGTAGCTCGCCATCTGGCGCTCATAGTACTCGCACTGGCGTTGCAGACTGTCGCAAGTGGCATACACCACGATGATGCCACCTTTGTTCTGCACGGTCGCGCTGGCTCTGCCGTTCTTGGCGCGGTACTCTGCCTTTTCGGGCAGGTTAGTCAGTTCCGCCAGGGGTATCTCCAGTTTGGCCTCCTCCTGCGGTACTGTCTCCGTCCACGTCTGACGCACCTCGCTCCGGAGGGTGTCCGCGGATACTTGTCTCACGCTTTCCTCCGTGGCCACGCTCGCCTTTCGGCTTGTCGCGCAGCCCGACAAGAACAGGGCAGTCATCATGATGCTTGCAACTGTTAGCTGTGTCGATAGCCTTGCGCAGACGCGCCATCTCGCGCTTTGACGCTTCGAGGTATCTTCTTGTTTCATTGAGCTCTTCCTTCAATGGTTTCACTATGTTCTCTACCAAGATACGGGTGGCATGCTCGGCGTTGTCCATACGCACCGTCTCGGCATCGGCTTCCGCCTTCATCGATTCCGCTTTCGCTTTCCTTATGGTAGCCCGCAGCGTGCATATCGCTACGATGGTGGCCACCAGACCTCCGCCGAGGAGGACGTTCAGGACTTCGCTGATATTCATGCCATCCATATTTTTGTTATTGATAAATGCCTATTGACTTGAGCCACTTGGCGACATCAAAACTCGGACAGGCTTTGTTCACGCCCGGAAGGTCGCGGTGTCCCACGATTTTGATTTGCGGAAAACGCTCATGGAAGTTCTGTACATAGTCGGTCATTGCCTTCAGCTGCGCTGCCGTGCGCGTGTCCTTGGCGGTCTTGCCGTCCTTGGCCAAGCCCCCGGCATACACGATGTGTCGGCTCACGCTGTTGTAGCCTTTCGCACCATTGGTCACTTCCCACGGATCGACCTCCGCATCTTCGTTGTTATCGACAAGGCGTTCCACCTTGCCGTCCAAGTGTATCAGGTCGGTATAGCCTACCTGCTTCCAGCCACGCCCACCCTTGCTTACTGGGTCAGTGTGCCAGTGGCGTATCTCCTTAGAGGTTACCTCACGGCCTTCAGGGGTGGCTGTGCAGTGTAGGACTAAATACTCCATTCTCGCCATTACGCTTCAGCTTTATATCCGCTGGTCATTACAACACCTGCGTCTGCCTTCTTGAACATGCAGATGAAGTAGTGGCGGAAGTTCACCTTGTTGCGCTGGTACTCAGGGTCGTTCTCGGCAGCGCTCCAGTACATCTTGGTGGAGCCAGTAGCCTTGAACACACGCTGTGTATAGAATGCAAATGAGCAGTGGAAATCACCTGCGGTATCTCCCTTGTCGCCGACAGCCTTCTTCACTCCATTGGATGTGTAATAAGGGGTATTGGCAAATTCATAAATGTCAAAGCCGTAGAGCTTACCCACCTTGCCGGTATTGCGGTCGATGTTGTACTGCTCCTTAAAACGCAGATCGGTCTCCAAGAGGTCGTTCACATGGTCGGTACACAATACGAGGCGACGGTTGGTGGTCGGAACGCCCAACTTGTCGAGGGCTGCCTTCATCGCAAGCACATCCTTGACGGTCAGCTTGAGACGACCAGTAGCAGCATCACGTTCGCCGGTAGTGGTCAGCACTGGGGTCTTGGCTGTATTCTTCTGAGCGCAGAGCGCATGTGCTGCCTTGGCGAACTTGGCATCGTTGATGGCGTTTGAATGACTCTCCTTCACTCGGGCAATCTTGTCGTAGCTGATGGCGTACAACTCATCATCGGTGATAGGGGTCACCTTGGTCTGGAACATGTCAAGCTGAATGGCGATGTCCTTGTCGTCAAGTGCCTGCAAGGGGATTGGGTAGGTGGTGTTGTTGACAAGCACGTCAGGGTCAACGCCAACCTCCACCAAGTGAATAACATCATTGTCAACGATGCTTGAACTGTCGGGGATTCCATCAAGCCAAGTTCCTGCGAGAAATTCACGCAAGGACTTAACCAACTCTCCAGTCCAAATCTCCTTCAGCACGCCCTCGCGTGCCACGCCAACTGGCATTGCACCGCTCACGGCTAATGCGATGGCATTGGCACCTACTGCACCTGCCACGGGCGACACGCCCAAAGTCATACCGAACACGGCTCCTGTAAACGCATTGAACAGCAAAGCCGTAATCATGGTCAAAATTGTTTTCATTCTTTTTGTATTATTGGTTTGTACTAAAGTTCACACTCCATACCGTACTCCTCCTTATAGAGTCGCTTATACTCCTCGGGCTGCTCTTTGCGGAGTGTAAGGAGTTCAGCAGACGGCACATCGCTCAGTTTCTTGTATGTGGCAGGCTGCTGGGTTGGAGCTCCACCCTGGTGGCCGATAACGGCACTGAGCTTCATCTGTGGCGACATGGCAGAGATGATGCGCTCCAACTTCTCCTGCCCAATTTCTTTGCCGAGGTTGATGAACTCTTCCTTCTTGTCTGTGGCGATACGCTTCTCGCCGACTGCTTTCTCCACGACGGCAGTGATACTGGCAAGCGTAAGGGTCTCCTTCTCCTTCTGGAGTCTCTCGTTCTCTTGCTTAGCGGCATTCAGCTCGCTGAGCTTGGCGGTGATCTCCGCATCAGTCGCCGTTTCCGGCAAGCCCAACTTCAGGGCATACTGTTTCTGTTCCATTTGTTTTTGATTATTATTGTTCAACATTGGCAAGGGACACTCACTGTCCTTGCCGAGAGTAATCTTCTTGCCGTCCTTCTGCAGCACGATAGCATCATCATTGGCTCCAATGTCCACCAAGCTAACCTCAAACAGTTTGCTCTTGGTGACAGTAGGGCTGGTCTGTCCCTGTACCAAAAGTTCAGGGTCTTCGCTTGTCTCCAGAATGTCAAGCCCTGCGCTCACCATCTTCAGACTGCCGAACTCATACTGCTTCTTACAGCGTGTGGATAGTTCGGATGCTTCGTCAAACATCAATTCGCCGGTCACTTCACCATCCTCCACCTTCAGGTCTTTCACATAGCCTATCACATTACCACGCTCGTGCATATACAGCAGGACGGGGTTGCGCAGATACTGCTCCACGTTCATGCCAGCTGTCAGCACTCTTGTGCCGTAGCTGTTCAGGCTGTCGTTGGTTATTCTTACGCGTTTTCCTTTACTCATATCATTGTCGTTTTCTGGGCTGCATTGCCCGATTCGCAGTGCAATATTACGAGGTAATTGTCTGTCCGCCAAAAAAGTGTGCAATGGTTGCACACTTCTATGAAACCATTGCACACTTTTTTGGAGAGCCACCGAAATCGTGGCACTTTTGCAGAAGGAATCGGGGCGTGGTATGCCCTGATGTGAACAAAAACCTTATCAACATGACAAAGGCAGATATTGAAAAAAAGAAATCGCTGGCACGCACGCTCTATCTTTCGGGCATGGAGCAGCAGGAGATTGCGGAGAAGGTGGACGTGTCGCGCGTCACCATATCCAAATGGTGCTCAGCCGAGGGGTGGAAAGAGGCTCGTGCCGCCAAGAACATCACACGCCCTGAACTGGTGAACAAACTGTTGCTCACCATCGACACACTCATTACACAAGTGAATGGTTCTGACGACCCTGCACTCATTGCAGGACTTGGCGACAAGCTGGCTAAACTCTCGTCGGTCATTGAGAAGCTCGACAAGAAGGCCAATGTGGTGGATGCCATCGAGGTGTTCATGGCGTTCTCCAAGTGGCTGGAGTACCGCTCGCAGACAGACCCAGAGGTGACTCCCGAACTGATGCGTGTAATCAACAAGTACCAGGACATGTACATCACAGAACAGATGGGCATAAAATAGTGGAGGCAGCCTATGGCAACAGCAGCGGAAAAGAAAAAGGCATACGAGGAGTGGAAAGAGCGATGCCGGCAAGTGCAAGCCATTACGGACACGTCACTCCTAAAAAGCGAAACGCCAGTAGAAAGGGACATGCGTATCAAACGCTTGCTCAACAACTACGCAGCGTTCTGCGAGTATTACTTTCCACACTTCCTGCAATTGCGTGACAAGACTACCGGTGAGGTCATACGCACCATTCACAACGCTCCGTTCCACAACGAAGCTGCACGCAAGGTCCGAAACACGCCCGACTTGAAGGCTGTATTCATGTGGCCACGCGGTCACGCCAAATCGACCCACCTTGATGTATTCACGCCGCTCTGGTTGATGTTCCAACCGAAGCGGCTTATCAACTTTATGGTGGTTGTCGGGAAGTCGGAGGACAATGCCGACCGACTGCTTGGAGATATTCAAGCGGAACTGGAATACAACCAGCGTCTCATTGCCGACTTCGGACAGCAGAAGAACGACGGCGGATGGCAGGAGGGCGAGTTCAAGACAAAGAGCGGTGTGAAGTTCCTTGCCTGCGGTCGTGGACAGTCGCCTCGTGGTCTGCGTGACCGTGAATCCCGTCCTGACTACATCGTCATTGATGACCTTGACGACGATCAGCTTTGCAAGAACGACAAACTCGTACACGACCTCACCGACTGGGTGAAGGAGGCTCTCTTTGGTGCGCTTGATGTGGGCCGTGGACGCTTCATTATGGTGGGCAACCTCATCAGCAAGAACTCTGTGCTCTACAATCTCTCACGTACAAAGGGAGTGTTCCTTTCTAAAATCGTAGCGGTCGATCGTAACGGAGAACCGGTATGGAAAGAGAAATGGACCAAAGAGGAGGCGCAGGCTTACCGCGACTTCGTGGGCTATCGTGCCTGGGAGAAGGAGATGATGCACAACCCTATCGTGGATGGTACGATCTTCCGTGCGGATTGGATTCGATACAAGCGTTTGCCAAAGCTCGAAAAGTACGACATGATTGTGTGCTATACCGACCCGTCGTTCAAATCGACAACCTCCAACGACTACAAGGCGAGCCGCGTTTGGGGAAAGATTGGCTCGGAATTGCATCTCATAGACAGTTTCGTGCGCCAGGCGACAGTCAGCGAGATGGTTCGATGGCTATACGACCTCTACGAGCGTACACGCGACACGGTGGCTATTCAGTTCTTCATGGAAGCGAACTTCATGCAGGATGTAATTTTGGACGAGTTTGCCGTGGAAGGGGAGCTGCGTGGCTACCAGCTGCCCATCATGCCCGACAAGCGAAAGAAGCCAGACAAAATCCAGCGTATCGAGGCGGTCAGTCCTCTTTGGGAACGTGGCTTTGTCTGGTACAACGAGCGCAAGAAGGAAGACCCCGATATGCAGGTGGGCATAGAACAGACGTTGGCGTTGGAGCGTGGCAGCCGTGTGCATGACGATGCGCCTGACGCTGATGAAGGCGCTATATGGATACTCCAGCGCAATACAAGACAGGAAAGTTTCAAACCGGTGTTCGGCAAAAGACCGACCGCCAAAAACATTTGGTAACAATGATACAAGTAATAAAGGACATTATCTGGGGATGGCAGTGCAAGCGTGCCATCAAGAAAGCCAACAAGCTCTCAAAGCTGCTTGGCATGAAGTATTATGTGATTTACATGAACGGCTCGCTGAAGGTCGTACCGAAACGCACCATCCGCGAACTGGTTGCCAAGCACCGCTTCCGTAAGGGTGTAAAGGTTGCCGACATCGAGCGTCGTGCCATTTATGTGACGCATTAGGAAGGAGGCTTACTATGTTTATCACGGAAGAGGACTACAGAGTGGTCATAGGCGAAAATGCGCTGAAGGTCGTGTCGCAGGCATCGCAGGAGATACGCGACAATGCGGAACTGGAGGCTTGCGAGGAGATTGCCGGCTACCTCAGACCAAAATACGACACGGAAGCGGTGTTCTCGGCTGAAGGCGGAAACCGCAACCGTCTGGTGGTAATGTATGCCGCTGACATTGCGCTCTATCACATGATTGCCGCTATGCCCCAAAAGATGGGCAGCGAAATACGCAAGGAGCGCTACGAGCGTGCCATAAAGTGGCTGGAAGGCGTGCAAGCCGGGAAAATCATCCCCGACCTGCCGCTCGCCACCGACGAGGACGGCACACCTACTGGCGACCTGCTCATATTCGGTTCACAGAAACAATTACGACATAACTGGTAACGCTATGGATATAAAGAACTTTTTCAGCGGTATGTTCGGAGGTGGCAGTCAAAATATACTGCACACGCCAAATGGGGACTTTAACCTTGCGAAGTCGTCTGACCGCAAGCGCATAAAGAAGATGGTCATCGAACTGCAACGCACCACCGATGCGCTTACACGCAGGGACATTGCCGACTGGCGCAACGCCTGGCAGATGGCTATAAATGTGGACAGCCCGAACCGCCAACGTCTCTACGACATATACCGCGATGTGGATATTGACCTTCACCTATCGGGCTGTGTTCGCCAGCGTGTAGGATTCGTCATGGCGAAGTCCTTCAAACTGGTCGATGCAAAGGGTAATGAGAACGAGGAGGCACACCACTATTTCGACCAGGCTTGGTTCAAGCAAATGCTCGAATATGCGCTTGCCGCCAATCTTTGGGGACACTCGCTCATCGAACTTGGCGACCTCACCACCGATGGTGACGGATGTCCTTGCTATACGGATGTGAAACTCATTCCACGGAAGCATGTCATTCCGGAATACGGTCGTGTGATTCAACAGCTCGGGCAGGACTGGACTACGGGCATCGACTACCACTCAGCCCCATTCTCTGACTGGCTCATAGAAGCTGGACGGCCTGACGATCTCGGCCTGTATCTAAAGGCTGCCACGCAGACCATTCCGAAGAAAAACATGTTGGCATTTTGGGATTCCTTCGGCGAGATTTTCGGTATGCCGATGCGTATCGCACGCACCACATCACGCGACCCCAAGGAGATGGGACGACTTGAACAGATGCTCAAGGGTGCCGGAGCAAGCCAGTACATGGTGGCAGGGCAGGACACGGAGATTGAATTCGTCGAAAGTGGAAAGGGCGATGCCTTCAACGTCTATGACAAACGCATCGATCGCGCCAACTCGGAACTGTCAAAGCTCATCATCGGGCAGACGATGACCATCGAGGACGGCAGCAGTCTTTCACAATCAGAAACACACCTTGAGGTGTTCGAGAACCTGGTGGAAAGCGACTGCACCATGCTGCGCGACATCGTGAACAACCAGCTTATCCCACGCATGGTGAAGCATGGCTTCCCCGTCAAGGGGCTGCGCTTCGAGTGGGACGATGCGGTGGACTACACGCCGGAGCAGCAGGTGGCATACGAGACGATGATCGCCGACCGCTACGAGGTGGACCCGATGTACTTTGCGGAAAAGTACAGCATGCCTGTGGGTGAACGGCGCAACGCCACACCCATGTTCCAGGCTGGCGGTGACGATGATGACGACGAGGGCAACAAAGAGCCGGACGACAAGAACAAGAAGAAACGGCAGCAGAACATTCACGGCGGTTTTTTCGACTGAGCCCCAGTGATTACCTGGGGCTGCACCGACGCTACGCCCAGCTGTTAGGCGATGGGCCGCAGACTTTGTCGCTGTCAAAGGAGCGTGAGGAGGAGATACGCAAGCAGCTCTCCGAACTGTTCGACGGCATGATGCGCACGCTCTACTCGTTGGAGGGATCGCAGTTCCGCATTGAGGTGCTGGCCGAGCCGAAAATCCAGAAGTTCATCGATGCCCATGCCGGTGTGCTGGACTCCACTTTCAAAAAGGTGGAGATGTCCGATGCCATGCGCAAGCGGCTCCAGCGGTCGGACTACATTTTCTCCGGCATGAAAACATTCCATGAGTTGAACGAGGCGTTCCCGTCCTTGCTGGATTCTAACGGCAATAGAAAGACATTCGAAGCCTTTTTGAATGATGTTAGAAAGATAGACAAGACCTACAACTCCAACTACCTCCGTGCTGAGTACAACTTCGTACAGTCGTCTGCGGAGATGGCTGCCAAGTGGGAACGGTTCTCTGAGGACGGCGACCGCTACAACCTCCAGTACCGCACGGCTGGCGATGGCAAGGTGCGCCCGGAACACGCTGCGCTTAATGGCGTGACGCTTCCACCTTCAGACCCGTTCTGGGAGGAGTACTATCCGCCCAACGGCTGGAACTGTCGTTGCACCGTAGTGCAGGTGCGCAAGTCCAAATATCCTGCCACTCCCCACGATGAGGCAATGGCACTGGGCGAAGAAGCTCTTCAACGTGACACAAAGGGTATCTTCCATTTCAATCCAGGAAAGGAAGACAAAACCATACCCGACTACAACCCCTACACCATTCGTCGATGCCGTGACTGCGACATAGCAAAGGGGAAAATCAAGTTGGCGAAGTTCATTCCCGAAAATGAGTTGTGCGCTGCGTGCAAGCTACTTCGGTGCATCAAAGATGTTCAAAATGAACACATAGAAAAGAATCGTTCCTTATATGGCAAACTCATCAAAGATGATAAATATAAAGATGTTGCCTTTGATGAAAAGAACGGGGGCTTAAAAGCCACCCATATTGGGCACAACTTAGACAAAGACAAAGGCTGGTATGAAACCACAATACAAGATGTTGGATATAAACATGGGCACTCTGTTATTTTAGAGGAAGAGCCTCAGAATGTGTATAAAGGAAAGAGTTGCGAGGGACTTTGGGATAATCTTAAATTCGAGGTCGCCGGTGCAGAAAGTGGCACATCTAATAATATTAGAAATGCTCTCAAACATTGTGCATCTAAACCAGAATCAAAAATCGCAGTTTTATTCTTCCCTAACGGTAATTTCTCAGCGGAAAACTTCCAAGCTGGTCTTGCAAAATTCAATGGTCTCCAGGGAACATCCCAGTATAAGAAGTTTGATTTGATTTACTGCATACAAGGAGAAGAGATAGTACAAATAAAAAAGCCAAGTTAGAAAACTTGGCTGGAACGAGAGCGGGTCTCTAAAGGTTACCCCATCCCTCGCATTGCAAAGGTAATAACAAATTTTCAAAACACAACAAGTTATGAACAAAATTTTCTCATTTCTAAAGAAAAGCAACCGCTATAAGCATCTTATCGGCGGTTTATTGGTTGGTCTGTGCGCCTTGTCACCATGGGCAGCCATCTATTCTGCCATCATCGCAGCCTCATGTCTCGAACTCAAAGACAAGCTACACGGCTGTTCTTGGGATTGGATTGACTGGGCTTGCACAGTGCTCGGAGGCTTCATCGCAATGTTATTTTGGCTCATAGTGTAATATTCATTCATCTTTTGCACAGAGAATGAGTAACTTTGCAAACTGGTAGAGTTTCCCATAGGCCGTGTGGTCTATCGCGGGTACAACAATGCGAACGCGAATGGCGGTGTCTCGAATGCGAATGCGAATAACGATGCCTCGAATGCGAATGCGAATGTCGGCTCGCGCCTGGAAATCTAACTAATCGGCGTACAACGATGGGGACGTGTCCCTAATGTGGAGCCGAGGGAAACGAGCCACAGCAAAAGCACCTATATTCAAGGTGGAAAGCTGAAACATCAAGTGTCGGGCAATAGAGTTTGGTAGGTCGGTAACGATTCGAAGAAGTTTGGCCCGGGGAGAGGAAGGCCCTTATCTTCCATCACAAAAAAAGACCATGCACAGAGAAGGCTATATCATGCAAGAGATAACGTCCTACGGCAATATGTCGGAGGCGTTTGACCGTGTACTGCGTGGGACAAAACGAAAGAGATGCCGTCAAGGACGCTATCTGCTCGCACACCGCGAGGAGGTGATTGCAGAATTGACTGCCAAACTTTCCGATGGTTCCTTTCGACTCGGCAACTATCATGAACGCATCATCTGTGAGAATGGCAAAGTAAGACACCTGCAGATTATATCCATGTACGACCGCATCGCAGTGTATGCCGTGATGAACGTGGTGGACCAACATCTGCATAAGCGTTTTATCAGGACGACTGGAGCAAGTATCAAGAAGCGTGGCACACATGATCTCCGCAAGTGCATGCAATTGGACATGGAACGTGACCCAGAGGGCACACGCTACTGCTACGAGTTCGACATCAAGCATTTCTATGACAATACTAAGCCTGAGTTTGTCATGTGGTGCTACCGCAGAGTATTCAAAGACAAGACCCTGCTGTCGCTCCTGGATCATTTTCTTCATCTCCTTCCGGAGGGCATCAGCTTCGGGTTGCGAAGCTCACAGGCTTCTGGCAATCTCTTGTTGTCCGAGTACCTTGACCATTATCTGAAGGACAAATACGGCATCCGCCATTTCTACCGTTATTGTGATGACGGCAGAGTGCTCTGTGGCAACAAGCAAGAAAATTGGCTGGCACACGGCATTGTACATGAGCAAGTCGAAAAAATAGACCTTGAAATCAAGAAGAACGAAAGGGTATTCCCATCAGCGCAAGGAATCGACTTCTTGGGGTATGTGACATTCAACGGATCATACTCTCTACTGCGCAAGCGTGTCAAGAAGAAGTATGCAAGGAAACTACACAAAGTCAAGTCAAGAAAGAGACGGCGAGAACTGATTGCGTCATTCTACGGAATGGCCAAGCACGCTTGCTGCCGAAATTTGTTTTATAAATTAACAGGCAAAAAAATGAAATCATTTAAGGATTTGAATGTCGCTTACAAGCCGGAAGACGGCAAGAAGCGATTTGCGGGTGCGGTGGTAAGCATCCGCGAGTTGGTGAACCTGCCCATCGTGGTAAAAGACTTCGAGGTCGGAGTCAAAACCAGCCAGGGCGAAGACCGCTGTGTCGTGTCCATCGAGCAGAACGGCGAGCCGAAGAAGTTCTTCACCAACAGCGAGGAGATGAAAAACATTCTCCAGCAAGTGAGTGAAATGCCAGACGGCTTCCCATTCGAGACCACCATCAAGGCGGAAACCTTCGGCAAAGGTAGAACAAAGTACATTTTCACATGATGAACAGAGTAAACGGAGCACAAGGGGTAAAGCTGCTTGAATGCACCAACCCCGTCAAAGGAAAATGGCGCGTCCGCTGGGACGTGCATAACAACGAGGATGGATCTGCCGACTATATGGAGGCTGAGTTCAACGGAAAGCCATCCGAGGATACCATCAAGACCATGGTGTCGGAATGGTTCAACGACCGCACGAACGAGACCATACTTTCTGGCTTCGTGTGGAACGACATGAGCGTGTGGCTCTCAAACGAGAACCAGTTCAACTACAAGGTGGCATACGACTTGGCTGTGCAGTCTGACGGCAAGACATTGCCGGTCACGTTCAAGTTCGGAACGGACGATGTGCCATGCTATCACACGTTCAGCACCATCGAAGAACTGACGGACTTCTATACCAAAGCCATGCAGCATATCCAGGACACACTGGCTGACGGTTGGAAGAGCAAGGATAATTTCAATTTGGAGTTATACCGAGACTAAGATGAATCCCTTCGGGGGAGGGTTATAAAAAAAGCCCCCGGCCTGTTACAAATAGTCGTCTCACTTACTATAAGAACATAAAACACCTACTCAGTGCTGACCGGGGGCGTATACCCTCGCTCGCACTGAGTAGGTTATTTTATGCGCGCTACTTCGCGCCTATAGTAAGTGAGACGATGCAAAAGTACAAAAAATTTCTGAAAATGAAACTAATAGAGATACTGAATTTGAACAGGGAACTGCTGATTTACTTTCAAAAGGCTGGAATCAGGCTGGACGATGTGCAATATATCGACCTATTTAAGGAATACCGCACACTTTCCGCACAAGGCGAGAAGGTGTCATATATCGTGGCAAGGCTCGCCACAGAATATGCCATAAGCGAGCGCAAGGTGTATGACCTTATACGGCGTTTCAAAACTGACTGCAATCTGCTTGCAGTGTAACGTTTGCGTATAGTCATTGTCGAGGGGACACGCGTTGCTACCTTTGCACCGTTTTCAAATTCAAAACGGTCATGAACAAATACCATCAAATTTTACAGAAAGTGCTTGCCGAGGGCAAGTGCCAACAAAACAAGAAGGGGAGCATACGCTATCTGCTCAACGAGAGGCTGGTGCTCTCCCCTGCCGACCTGCTCGACATCTTCGAGGGGCACGGCATCGCACGAAAGAAGTTAAGGAATGAGCTGCAGCTCTTCATGCAGGGTGAACGCAACGTGGAGAAGTACCGCGAGGTGGGCATCAACTGGTGGGACTACTGCGGTGCCATTCTCGTAAACTCCTACCCTACATACTTTGAGAAGCTGCCGCCACTCATCGCCAAAATCAACCGAGAGAAGCACAACAGCAAGAACTATGTGCTGTTCCTCGGCTCCACCGATGCGGAGACAAACCAGGCACCGTGTCTGTCACTCGTTCAGTTCCAGATTGAGAACGACGAATTAGTGGTGTCGGCTTACCAGCGCAGCTCGGACGCGAACCTCGGCTTGCCGGCCGACATCTACCACCTCTACCTCATGGCCCGGCAGATTGACCTCCCTTTGAAGTCCATCACGCTGAACCTTGCGAATGTGCATATCTACGAAAACAACATCGAACACACACGACAGTTGCTCAACGGAAACGAGAACGTGAAATTTGAACTGAACGTGTAAGGCATGAGAAAACAGTATCTATCGGCACCGCTCCCTTTCGTGGGGCAGAAGCGCATGTTCGCGCGTGAGTTTATCAAGGTTCTAAAACAATATCCGGAGGACACGGTATTCGTGGATTTGTTCGGCGGTTCGGGTCTGCTGTCGCACATCACCAAGTGCCAGAAGCCAAATGCCACAGTCATATACAACGACTTCGACGGCTACCGCAACCGCCTACAGCACATCCCGCAGACCAACCACCTTTTGGCTGACCTGCGCAAAATGGTGGAGACGGAAGGCATACCCAAGCACAGCTGCATCCGTGGTGAACTGCGCGACCGCATATTCGCTCGTTTGGAGCAAGAGGAACGAGAGGTCGGGTACATTGACTTCATCACCATTTCTTCCGGACTGATGTTCTCCATGAAATACAAATTGAGCATCCCCGAAATGAAGAAGGAGGCTCTATACAACAATCTCCGCAAGTCAGACTATCCTACTTGTGAGGACTATCTTGAAGGTATCACAGTAGTATCATGCGACTACAAAGAGGTGTTCGCCCGATACAAAGACATGCCGAATGTTGTGTACCTTGTTGATCCGCCCTATCTATCCACCGACGTTGGCACATATAATATGTACTGGAAACTTTCCGACTACCTCGATGTGCTGACCATTCTTGCCGGACATCACTTTATATATTTCACTTCCAACAAGTCATCCATTATTGAGCTTTGTGAATGGATGGGCAAGAACCCGACCGTGGGCAACCCATTCAAGAACTGCCACAAGGTGGAGTTCAACGCAACAGTGAACTACAGCTCGCACTACACAGACATGATGTTGTTCACCGATGCCGCCTAACGGCGTTATAATTCGATTCTGACAACATAAAAAGAGCGTTCCAAGCAATCAGCCGGGAACGCTCTTTCTGTTTGACATGGGGCAAATCAGAGCCGTTTTATGGCGACATACTGATATACCTCTATGGTCTCCACGATGTCCTCGTGGTCATGGTTGGTGATGCTCTGCGCAAGGTCAAGCTCTCCAAAGGTCTCGCCCTCCAGGTTGGCAAGCCTCCTGTGGATTTTGTCGGGCAGGTCGAACACCTCCAGCGCATCTTCCCTGAACGGACTGCCCTCGCTGGAAGCGCCTGCCCAGTCGGTGACGATGTGGAGGGTTATCTGTGGCTCGGCACGGTACTCCACGCCGTTCACTATCGGTTTCCACTGTATCGGGCCGAACTCCACGAACACGGCAGGTCTCTCCCACCCTTCTTCCTGCTCGATGAACTCCACGTTGCGGTTCCACAGGTCGATGTGCTTTATTTCCGCTATCGCTCCGAGTTCCCCGCAAAGGAGGTTATAAAGTTCTTTTCTCATTTTCGCTTGATTTCAAATTCCACATTAAAGTATTCGGTGATATTCTCCTCCACGATGTCTCGGACGGCCTTTTCCACTTCGGGTGACACGCCCAGGAAACGCCTGCGCGGTATCTTGATGCTCTTGCCCTCTTTCATCAGCGCCATGTACTTCCAGAATTCGGCCTCAGTGCTCAACTGGACGGTGCGTTTGTCGTTGCGCCACTCGCCGTTCTTTTTGCGGCCGAATGCGCCTGAAGTCTCGTAATACTTTGCCCAGAAGAAGCGTTTCATCTTCTTCGTCACCCTTATCTCGCCTCCGTCGTTGTGTATGGCCGCATACGGCAGCGTGGTGAAGAACGTGATGCTGTTCTCGGTGGTTCGGCTGGATATGCTCTGGCGGAGGGTGCCTGTGTCTATCAGTATAGAACCGCCCGGCCGTGTGGGGCTTTTCCTGCGCTGCCACGCCTCGCTGAAGAAAGCCTGCCGCTCGAAGTTCCTGTCGAACTCGTCGCCCATCTCCACCCTAATGTCGTTTAGGATATTGCGGATTATTTTCTGTACGTCCTGGTTCATCGTCAAAGTCGAATTTTAGAAACGTCTGTGCCTCTTGTGGCACTTCGTTCTTAGGGTCACAAGAGGCATTGAGGAGGTTGTAGAAGGTACGCTCACATATACCATAAACAGGATACACGTACCTTCGCCATATCTCGCGGTTGCTGATTCCGCTTTTGGCATGTTGGTCGTATATCCTATTTATGTCTGTGACACGTTTCTGATAGCTTGCTCCTCGCCTCTTGCTCATAAAATGTTTTAGTGTCTGTCTCTTGGTTTATAGGGACGGATGTCATAGCTCATCTTTGCGCTGACGGTTACTCTGCCCGTTCCCTCACATTGGTCACATGTGCTTTCTTTGCCAGTCTCCTTGTCGTGGAGACGACCTGTGCCGTAACACTTACGGCACAAGGCCACTTTCGGTTTCTTCTCTACTTCCAGTATCATGTCTCTTCGCTTTTAGGATTCTGTCATTCCGAGCGGTATTGACTTCCACATTCCGTTCTCGTTCTTTATCTCAGCCCTGATGAACTGCTTACTCACCTCCGGCTGGTAGCTTTCCTCGATGATGCGCACGCCTTCAAGGAAACGCTCATCGCCGGTGTCCTGCGCCACCTTGCGGAGTTGCACGATGCGGCTTGCCTTCAGCGTGCCCTTGGCATCGCGTGCCAGCAAGCGAAACACCATGTTCACCAACGCCTGTGTCTTGTCGTCATTGGCAAGGCCGGCGATGTACTCCTTCACGATGGCGATGCCGTCCTCTACGGTGTCACGGTAGCCGTCGGTCACATACACACCGAGCGTAATGCGCTTGTTGCCCTCGGAGTTGGTGAACGTGTGGCTGCGCTGGTCGTCCTTGACCTTGGTCTTGAACAGGTCAGACTTCATCTCCAGTATGGTCTTGAAGTTGTCCATCACCTTTTGCTTGCTGTCCTTGATTTGCTCGCTGATGCCGAGAAGCACGGGGATGGAATGCTCTATTTCCTCGTCAACGAGCTGTTTGTACTCTTCACGCTCGGCCTTGGCTTTCGCCTCTGCCTCTTTCTTGGCTTTCGCCTTTTGGAATGCCCGGTACTCGGCCATCTCCTCCGCCGTCATTTCAACGGTCTGCTTGTTGTCTTCTTTCATTGTCGTAAACTTTTTGTTGATTATTATTTTGATTGTTTATCACTCGTCTTCTTCAGGTTCCGGCCAGTCACCTTCTTCCAGTTCCTTGTCTATCTCGTATTCAATACACTCAAGAAATTCGATGTACTGGTCCCCTTGGAGTTCTCTGTATGCGATGCCATGAATGTATTCCATCACACGCTTCACTTTCTCATTCATGCCTCACCTCCATTTCCAATTGGTACCATCATGTATTCCACTTGTGGCTGTGCTGGAGGTGACGGTTCTTTCTTAGGTTTCAGACCTCCCTTGCGCTGGATGGAGCGGAGCTTCACCGATAGCTGCTCCAATTCCTCATTACTTAGTTGGGAGAACACCTTGCCGGCAATACGCTGATCCTGGCAAAATGCGTTGATGCGTGTCCAGTCTGTTGTATCGATGCCGAGCTTCTGCATCAACCTCAAGCACTGGCTTCGATGCTTGCGCTGCTCGTCCTTGGCGGTGCGTATCAATTTGGCTGTAACACCTTCGAGCTTGTCGCACATCATGTCGTACTCCTTACGGGTCATTTCCCTAAGCGAAGTGGTACGTCCATTAGTGAATTGACTCACCACTCCTTCCTTGAACTCATCGCCCAGCTCCTTGGTGGCAAACTTGTAGCTCTTTTTGAGTATGCCATAGAAGCGTGCGAAATTGGTTACTTCCTGTGCCATATCTATTTCATTTTCGACAACCTTATTCTTTCACTTAACACCTTCAAATTACATTCAGGACAACACTCACCCTCATCTTTCAATGGATGAGGATTGTTTCCGTAGCCGATTTGGGGCTTACCGCAAAGGCAGCAGGTGTATTCACGAACATTGTTCTCATGACCTTCAAACATCACTTTAATGCCACACGAACTGGCAACATCCAGTTCCAGTTTTGCTCCCTTGCTCAATTCCCAGCCTTGCAGCATATAGATGCAATCACACTTCAAAAGCTGGGCAATGTCCACTCTCATGTGCTCCATCCAGTGAGCATCCTGCGAAACGCCATTTTCAAATGGGTTCACCGGCTCGTAACCTTTTATGGAGAGATAGCGTGCCGCATGGTCAAAGGTTGCCATACGCTCTTTAAGGTCGTAGTGGGCTATCGCTCCGCTGATATAAACTTTCTTCTTCATCTCAGTTATGTTTAGTTGTTAGACTTGTCATTATAAACCTCCACGGCTTTCTCCGCCCAGATGGTGTAATATTCGCTCACGTTGCCTGAATAGCGTCCTTGGCAGTAGGCTCTGAAGCCTTGCGTTCTCACCTTCACACCGGCTGCGTATTTCAGTCTGATGGCAGGTTTGCCGATTGGTTTGCCTTTATCCTCTTGGCTGACGAAAATGAAGGTCTTGCGCTTGAAACGGTCTATCAGTGCCCTGGTCAGTGAATATTCCCACCCTGCTTCGTATGCGTACTGGTAACTGTCCACGATGATAAACTTGGCACTCTTGGGTTTCGCCAGGCGTTCTTCCAATGACTTGATGTCGCCATCGGTAATGAGGCGGAACGAGCCTTGAACGTCAGTCATCTTGAATTGGGCAAGCCGTCGTTGCATCGACAGGCCAACGCCCTCTTCCAAGGACACATACAACACGCTACCTATACCGCAGAGCATCTTGGCAAACTGCATAACGAAGGAGCTCTTGCCACTGGCACTGGGTCCGCTGATAAACCATGTATCGCCCTCTTCAGGCTGACCGAACACGTCTTTCCATTGTCCTTCAAATGGTAGTGCCTTACACTTGATATTCGCCACATCCTTGGGACTGTATGCTCGCTTTGCCATATCACTTCTCTGTTTCGATAAGTTCTGATACAACAGCGTCCGCTATCTTGACTGCATATTTGGAAATGAGTTCGGCTGTCATTTCTTCACGATCATGGTGAAGAACTGGAGCCACAAACAATGCAGCCTTGGCCAATTCATAGCGACGTTGCTCCCAGTCCACCTCGTTATTTCGTTGTCGGCGGTTTATTTGTATAACCGCGTCCATATATTGCATTTCCATCTTTGTCATCATGCCTGCGCTCTTTTTAGTTTTTCTATTTCCGTGTAAACTCGTCTCAGTCCACCACCCGACTTGCGCACCAGGGTAGCAATATCCGCACCTTCTGGGGCGTTCACCTTTGCCACCACGCTCGCCTGGTCTTTCAGGAACTTCTCACGCTCCTTGCAATCGTCGGGCGTTACCTTCGAGTAGCGGTCACCATATCGGCTGAGCATCTCTGTATAACCCACTTTCTTGCACTCAATGGAGCGGTTGATTTTGGCTTTCAGTCCGTCCGCGCCCATCATATACCAGGCGCAGCATCTTTCTGTAGCGTTCCACAAGGCTTTGAGTTCCAGGAATGCCTCATACTGCAAGTCGCCAGCCTCGTCCAAAATGATAAGTGGGGTGTCGATTGAGCGCAAGTAATAAACCAAATCCTCATACACATCGCTGTATCTTCCGTTGCTGCCCACACCGAACTCAGTGGCAATCTTGCGCACCAGCTTCAGTTTGGTCTTCACTTGCGAGCAATCTACATAGATGGCATTGCGGTGGCACTGCACATAATAGCGTGCCGTGAATGTCTTGCCGATGTTGGGTATATCACAAAGTATCGCACTCAGTCCGCTCTGTTGGCTGAACTCCAGCTGCTTGGTGATATAGTCGAAGGTAGCGGTGCGTGCTGGCTTCCATTCAATGCCTCCTCTGAGGTTCACACCCAGTCTTCGGGCGATGGTTATCCAGTTGGCTTCGCTCAGTGCCTTCTCTGTCTGACCATTCTTGATGGCGCTATATACCGAGGTGCTGATGCCCAATGAAGCAGCGTGCTTGGCATCGCTCGGGTAGTTCGTGCGGTTGGTGGCTATAGCCTCCAATATCCGCTTCTTGTTCTCATTCGTTATCATGTCTCACGTTATTTTAATTGTATTCTAATATCATTCTATAAATCTGCCAACGGGTCAGAAATGTGGTAGGTCACTTCCATTTCCTGCTCGCTTTCCATCGGTGGAAGTTCAAGCGGTGGTGGTGCAGCCTCTTCCGAAAGTTCCGACTTGGATATGCCAACAGTTGCAATGGCGTTCTTCTTCACGTATGCGTTGAATGCTGCTATCTTCTTCTGCTGGTTCACGAATATCTCCTTGTCCTTGTCAGTCTGCTCTGCATCGGCAGTGTTGAACGTGCCCACGTCCTCGAGCTTGTCAATAAGTCGGTCGTTCTGGAAGATATAAACATCAGTCGCGTTGCCGTCCTCATCAGTCAGATAGTAGGCATCCACCTTGTAGTTGTTCGGATCGAGACGTTCCATCACTTCAGTCTTGCTCAACCACCAGTCCTTATACGCCACCCTGCAGTAGCTATTTCTGCGTATGGAGGTCTCGGTGTGCTCGCCGATGAAGCGTGCCCACACCGATTTGTCCATGGGCTGAAGCGTTGGGTTCATATTGGCTTCAAGCACTTGCCAGCGTGTCATGCCGGGGTATTTCTTCTGGTTCGGGTGGAGGGTATTGTTGAACTCCTTGATGTCACGGATGTCATCTGCAATCAGTTCTTCCCATGTGTAGTACTGTTTGTCCTCGTAGGTGTCATTCTTCTCGTCAAACACCTTCTTGGCTTCCGTGCGGTAGTGTCTGTCTTTGGCATAGAAGCGTCCGATGCCGAGGTGGTTCCGATGCTCCACCCTGCGTTTCTTGGCACCGTTCATCGGCTCAGCGTATTTCTCTTGGGAGTTCATAGGGGCGCAGAAACGCACAAATGGGAACAATACTCCTGCCTTCAGGAAACTCTCTTTCCACTGACTCATCAAGTGGTTCTCTACCTCAACCTGCGCCGGACAGCCCCAACCCTTGCTTTCTATAAGTCGGAACATCGAGCGGAAGCAGTCGGCAACCAAGTCCACGTTCTTGTTGCGGTTGTAGGCGTAGCCCACCACACACTGGCTTGTAACATCGTAGGCGTAGTATGCCTTCGGACGTGCCTTGGTATCCTTTAGTTTGCGTGGGAGGTCGCGGTCATCGAATGAAATCTTTGAGAACGAGAACTCGGGCGCATGACGATGAACGTGTGGCATCTGCTCGTGCATGAATGTGGTGTAAGAGTCAAGCGAGTGCTCAATAAACAGTCGGTTCTTCGGTTTGTTCAGATAGTTGGTGATGGTGCTTTCGCTCAGCGACTTCGGGTCACCGTTCTTGTCGGTCCACTCGCTTGCGTCGAAAAGCTCACCGGTTTCTGGATCATACACGTCCAGCTCACCGCACACAAACGAGTTGTACAATTCCCAAACATTGGTATTGAACGGTTTGTTGGGTAACACGGCTATCGAAAGAATCAAACGCTCGGTACGGTAATCCACCTTACGACTTGCCTGGTTGCCGAACTTTCGGCTGATGAGACACTGGTAGCCGTCTCGTTGGTACTCGTTCACCTTCTTGCGGAAGCGCAGCATACTTGCCGGCAATGTGTGCCCGGTCTTCATGCGGTAGCCCTCCACAGCTTGCGACATCATGCTCCAGTCATACTTCTGCCCCATCGTCTTCTGTATCGCCTTGGCGTTGTTGTACAACTTGATACAAGCATTCAGTACGCTGGCGTTGGTCACATACTCCTTCACATGAGCGTCAGTAGCATGGTCGTGTCCGCACTGGTTGCGCCAGTCGTTGAAATAAGCGACAGCAGCCTGGTCCACCTCGTAGTTGGCATCAAGCCAGGCAAGCAGCACCTCAAGCGACGGGTCCGGATAAAGCTCCTTGAGTTTGTCTTGATAAGCATCGGGCAGACTGCTGACTGCGATGAGCGCATAGCCGCCTCTTCCACCACGACGCACAATGTCTATGCGACCGCGTGCAGAGAGCTGCTTGTAGTTGGGTACGGTCATCACACCGCCATCCACAAGTTCCCGCATCGAGATGCAAAGTCTGTTATCGTGGTACTCCATACTTACTCCTCCTTATCTCAATGTTGCAGCCCAGTTCTGGATAGCAGGAATATCGCTCACCTTTACATTGTCATAGTGACGAACCACCTCACCTTTGTGATAAACATCACAACCACCATTGCCAGCTTCTTTCTCAAACTCCAGCAACACACCATTAGGCAGATACTGGCGCATATAGCCGTCAGCATCATAGAATGTTTCCTGCTCAGGTATTACGGTCATAATGACGCCACCATGCTCCATAGCCACTTTGCGAATTTTGTGCGCGAGTTCCGTGTTTCCACGCTCGCCATCAAAGCGAAGAGCATAATCAACCATGCGACCAGAGACCTTGAACAAGTTCAGAATGAACTCGCGGTCTGCTTTCTTAATGTGAATGTACCTTTTCATATCTCACTTATTTTTGATGTTATACTTATTTGTGGAGTGTGGGGAGTCGAACCCCGTGGCTGTCCTACGCTCTTCGCTTTCGCTTATTCCAACTTTCCAGCCACTGCAACCGTGCCACTCCTGCGGTCTTTCCCGCCGTCATCCGAGGCCGGCCCTGCCGACTATCCAGTGCGGTGGCTGACTATCCAGTGCGCACCCAGGGCCTTCGTGTTATCCTGCAATCATTTTACCTCGTTTATATTCGGTCTTACGCTACATCCGTAGCAGGACATCAGCCGTCTTATCAATCTCGCCACATAACATTCTGGTGCTGTAAATACGATGCCGTCCTCTTCTGTGTAGCTGAAACTAACACCATCCATTATCAGAACCATTGCCACCTTGTGCTTCACGCTCTGCGTCTGCCACTCCTTTATTTCTGTATCGTTCATATTCTTTAATTGCAAAAATTCGTTATTCTCGACCTTTTTTCGTATCTTTGGCCGCTCGTTCAATCTTGAACACGCTGCAAAGATAAACAAGATTTCTCGACTATGCAAGAAAAAAGACAAGAAAAATCGCCTATAAAGCAGAACATCTTGCTTTATCTGGCTCAAAAAGGGGTTTCGCCCTATGAATTTTATAAGGAATCGGGGGTAACCCGTGGTATATTACAGCAAAATAATGGTATAAGCGAAGATAACATTGCAAGATTTCTCGCTTATGCCCCAGATGTTAGTGTCGAATGGTTAATTACCGGCAGAGGCGAGATGTTCTCAACTATGCAAGAAAAAAAACAAGAAAAATCAGTTTCGGAAGAAGAATTGCCTAAAGTTTCATACAACCCAACCATAGGCAAGCCTTATTATGATGTGGATTTCTTAGGTGGGTTCAATGAGATTGTCAATTCTCAAGTAACGATCCCGACCAACAACATCGTGATACAAGGATTTGAGAAGGCAGACTTCTGGTGTAATGTCACAGGACACTCTATGGAACCAAAAATTAACCATGGTGATATTATTGCCCTCCATAAATGCACTCTGGAGGACATTCAATATGGGGAAATTTACGCTGTCGTACTTGATACATTACGCACCATCAAGATACTCCGTCGGGCGTCAGATCCAAAGAAGCTGCGTTTCGTCCCTATCAATACGATAGACTATGACGAGCAAGAATACCCGGTAGAACGCATCATGAACGTATTTGAGGTTATTGGAAGCATTTCCAAGTTCTTCTAACACGAAACGTATGCCCCTCCAACGCCATTAGAACCCCGTTTGGTGGGGTGTACCCCCTCTTTCGAGGCTCATCCCATGTAAGAATCCTCATAAATACAAGGTTTCAGCCCGATTCGCGCCCATTTTACCAATATCACAAATGGGTAGTTTCCCCCACCCTATCCCTTAAAACTATCCTTTTCCCTCCCCCTCTATCCTACCCCCGAAAACCCCGAATGTGTAACCCCTAATTTCCGAAAATGTAACCCCTATCTGTAACCCCAATAGTAACCCCATTCCCATTTTTCGCCATTTTCGGACATAAAAAAAGGAGGTCAAACGACCTCCATTCCCACGACCGTCCAAACGGCCTTTTATTTGCGTTCTAACGCCATAAAAACACCAGCCTAATCATCCGCCCCACGAGAGCATGAAATAAGCGTAGATTGCTTGATTATAGCGCATTTCGTGCATAATGTACCATTGCCAGACAGCCCGGCATGAAGCAAATAATTCTTCGTTGCGCCGATCTGTTCAGCCGTCAAAACCGTATAAACCGCGGAAATGCTGCTAAAGTACCAGTCTTTCCGCCTCGTTCCATCTATATTGTGCAGCAGATGCACATGTATTACCTTTGCCATATTCACTCGTTTTGTTTCTGCAAATATACCAAATAATCATTATATGGAATAATTTCGCAATATAAAATTTCAGAAACACCATAAAAAAAGTGGCCTCAGCCACCATTCTACCCCACCCCAACACAACACCAACCACCAACAGAAACGCAATATAAACCACCCGTAAGCCCCATGTAAACCACAAGAGCCTCAACAAGCCACAAAAGTAAACCAAATGTAAGCCTATGTAAACGCTTCGTTTTACGCCGTCATTTCAGCCACACACACCTAACTCGTTGAAACACAAAGCTCTCACCCATTTTTTAGCCAACCGACTCATTTACGCTTTGTTCTGTGCCCCATATATTGCTCTTGAATTCAAGGATTACAACATCTAACTCATCGCCCTCTTTTATCAGTCTTGTTGCATCATTATGAAATCCCCAAGCCAGTTCATCCAATTTGATAAAGCCTATATGTCCATCAAACTGAACGTATACACCATAGTTCAATACCTTAGACGCTATGGCTTTAAACATCTTACCTTTATTGGCTTCTGCATAATTCTGGTCTAGGAACTTCTCAAAAGTAAAGGCATTACTCTCTTCGTATGGTGAAGCAGAAGAGTTGACCGAACTCTTTGAAGGTTCCAGCCGACTAAGGTCAGAATCGTCAATCACATGCTCGGGGGCTTTCGGGAAGAAAAGACCCTTGCGTGATGCATAGATAAGAATGTCATCAATTGAGGCATTCTTTAGGTTTGCGTATTGTTGAAGAGTTATCGTAGCCATAAATATTCTATCGGTACTCTATTTTATTTTCTTCTGTCAGTTGTGTACTTTCTTCGTTGTATTTTATTTCTATGAGGTCTTGAACTTCAACTTTAAGGATTCGTGAAATCTCCACTAATTGAGCCAAGGAGGGTTGGAGTTTGTTGGATCTCCATCGCGATACGGTGATTTCCGACATACCCATTTGTTCTGCTAGCCATTTATTAGTAAGCATCTTGTCTGCCATGACAACACGCAATCTATTCAGACATCCTGTTTTTCCCATATTGATTTAATTGATGTATTACGACACAAAATTACTGTTTTTTGCCCACAAAATTATCATGTTCCGATAATAATTTAAATTAAATAAGCAACTTTTGTTATTCGTAGTATAACAATACGGGAACAATGCCAGATTGTGGACACCGTTCCTCTCAAGGGCAATGCTATTACGGAAACAAACTACACGCTGTCTACGGAATATGCGGCGTAATCCATTCCTTCGACATGACTGCGGCAAGCGTAGGCTGAACCAAAAGAATTGGAGGTCTCCTTCATGGGTTTACAAACACCTCAGGAACGCATTGAAACCGTCTTCTCTCAGATCAATGACAATCTCATGATGATTCACAACTATGCCAAACAATCCCGCGGGTTCTTTACTCGCATGGCAGGTAAAATTGCGGCTATGACTTTCATACAATATGTAAATTTTGCCAGACAACATCCAATCGAGAAAATAAAATATGCGCTAATTCAATTCAACCAACGGGTTTATTTTCTTTCATCCTATAATTCCTTCTAATTTATTGTTCCTATTTTATTGTATTATCTTCTTTGTGTTTTTTCTGAGTGCAAGTTTCCTTCCACGGATTTGCAGCCATTTCTGAGGGGCATTTTCGGAAGTGTAGCGGACGGTTTTGGGACACCAAAACATAAACTTGCTCCCCTCAAAATTTCGTTGGATAGGTTTGGAGTAACTCAGAAAATGCCACTCCCTGCCACAAGCTGCCACGATTGTGCCAACCCATCGTTTGATGCGCAATGCCCATTTACTTTGCGTCCAAAACCGAGTATCAACAGTAAAAAAAACAGTATCGACAATGGAAGTATTGATTTTTCAGAAAGAAGCGTTTGAGGAAATGGCGGCAAAGTTCAGCCGTTTCTCAGACCGTGTGAACGAACTCCTTGCCAAGCAAGGCGGCAAGTCATTAAACCGCTGGATGGACAACCAAGAGGTCTGCCAACAGTTGAACATCAGTCCGCGCACTTTGCAGACGCTGCGTGACAACGGCACGCTGGCTTATTCGCAGATAAACCACAAGGTGTTTTACCGACCGGAGGATGTATTGCGCATCGTCAAGCCTGTGGAGAACAAACCTAAATCTGCAATGGCATGAGTGAAATGATTACCAAGAACCATGCGCTTGTCGCCGAGTTCGGCGACAGCCTTGACCGTCTGCTGGACGGTATCGAGAACTTTATGGCAAACAGCCGTCCGACATTGGGCGGTGAACGCTTCCTGACGGACAAGGAGGTGTCGGCACGGCTGAAAGTGAGCCGACGCACCTTGCAGGACTACCGCAACAACGGCATAATCGCCTATTACCAGTTGGGCGGCAAGATTCTATACAAGGAATCGGACATCGAACGGATGCTTGCCGCCAATTATAGGGAAGCGTTCAGACGGCATCCATAATTTGAACAAAGGGAATACGACCAGACGGCATCAGGTCGTATTCCTTACCTTGTCTGGTCGTATATCCTTCGTATCAACAACTTGGGGCTTTTCGTATATATGCCGCTGGCGAAAAGAACAAATATAACGGTTCTTTCCGATTGGCGGCATATAGTTTCCCCATGATGAACCGCCGGAAAGCCACGCTCTCCCTACTTCTCAACTTGAAGGAAACGGCTATCACCATTTCAAGACTGTAAACATCGTAGTTTATCCCGTTGTCCTGTTTGATGTACCGCTTCGTTTCGCTTTCCAACAATTCCATGTTTTTGTAGATAAAGTGTATAGCCTTGCGGATGTCGCAGCCGAACACGTTGAACGCATCGGACATTTCCTGCTGCGTCATCCAAACGGGAGCGGTCGGCATGGCAACCGCCCCGTTTTCTGTGATTGTGATTATTCCCCGTTCCATTGTCATGCCTCATATTATTTATTATCAATGTTTGTTTCTTTTGGCAGTTCTTGTCTTTTGTACCATTTGCCCGTTCCGTACATCATTCTGATCGCCATCAGGTTGTCCATGTCCTTTGAAATCTTCTTGTCAGTAACCTCCGCGTACCGCTGGGTAGTCCTTATACCTGAGTGACCCATCATCTTGGCAATGCTCTCGATGGGTATGCCCTCCGAAATCAAGAAAGTTCCAAACGAGTGTCTGCTTTGATGGTAGGACAAGTTTTCTTTCCGTCCTATCGCCACGCCCAGCTCGTGTATCTCGAACCACATCTCGTCACGGCTCGGAAGCGGAAAGACGGGCTTCGTATCATCCGTCGTGTTGTAGAGGTCGAGTATCTGCTCCGCTATCGGATGCAGGGGGATGAACGCCTCCACGTTGGTCTTCTTGCGGTTGATGCGGATGTAACGCCTGCCGTCCGCCGTCACACCGATATGGTGCGGATGGAGCAGCATGATGTCCACATACGCCAACCCCGTGAAGCTTGAAAACAAAAATGCCCTGCGCCCAAGTTCCTGCAACGGGTCGAGCATGGGCGTTTCAAGGATGGCTTTCAGTTCCGCACGGCTGATATGCCTGTGCTTCGGCGCGGGCTTCTTCTCGTATTCCATGTCCTCCAACGGGTTGGCGCGGAGTATCTCGTAGTCCACGGCGAGGTACACCAGCTTGCTCAGCCAGCACAGGCACTTGTTGATTTGCTGTGCGCTGAAATTCTTGTTGCGCTTCATGAAAGCCTTGTAGGAACTGCCGAACTCCTCCGTAATGTCGCTGAACTCGATGTCCTCCTTGCCCAACGATGTGAGATAGTCTTTCAGGTATTTCTGGTAATATCCCGAATGGCGGTAGGTGGACGTGGAGTTTATTTCCTTTGAACGGGCAAGCAGCCGTTCACGCTCCCTTTCGCCCATCTGCAGCAGCTTGGTGGGGATGACGGCTTTCCTTGCCAACGTGTTCTTCAGTATCTCTGCGCTCACCACGTTCTGTTTCTTTAACGAATCCTCATAAGCAAGTTCAACGGACTTCTTGAACTCCTGCAAGCGGTTGTTCTCGCGGACGGTGCGGATGGTTCCCTTGCTGCTGTTCCAGTCCTCCGGTCTGCAATAGATGCCCGTCGCCATCGTGGAACTCTTGCCGTCTATGGTGATGCGGCAGAGGACGGCGGTCGTGCCGTCAGCTTTCACCTTGTTACGGTTGATGTACGGTAATATGGAAAATGTACTGCGCATAGATGTAATGTTTTAGGATTAAAGGATAAGTTTCAAGTCTTTGGTCGCCTTGATGTATCTGTCCATGTTCTCAAACAGCTTTTTCGGAGTGACACGGGCATAGACCTGTGTGGTCTGGATGTTGGAATGACCCAGCATCCGGCTGATGGTTTCAATCGGCACTCCGGCTTCCAGCGTAATCAGCGAGGCGAACGAGTGACGTGCCTGATGGTAGCACAAGGTGCTGCTCACCCCTGCAAGGACGGCAAGGGATTTCATGTGCCGGCGGAGGTTCGGATGGTATACCATCGGGAACAGCGTCGGGCGGTTGTCATCATGGTACTTCTCAATCAGGGCGAGTGCTTCCGGCAGCAGTTTCACGCTCGCCCGGAGCTCGTTCTTCTTGCGGCGGTATTTAAGCCAAAGGCATCCCTCGTCATCGGTGTACAGATTGTCCCTTGTCACGCTCACCGCATCTGCATAGGCGGTCCCCGTATAACAGGCAAACAGGAAGAGGTCACGCACAAGGATGTGCGTGGTACGCCATGCGGGTATCTCCACATCGCGTATCTTCTCGAAGTCCTCACGGCTCAACGCCCTCGGTGTACGCTCTGTCTTTTGCGGTAAGGTGAAATTTGCAAAGAAGCATCTTTCCGCATACCCCTCCTTGTAGGCGATGCGGCAGACTTTTTTCAAGATAGCAAGATAGTGGCGCACGGTGTCCACCGCCAAGCCTTTCACGTCCATGGCATAGTTCTGATAGTCGTGTATGAACTGTTCGGAAAGCTGCCCGAAAGCGATGTCCTTCGTCTTGAACTGCCACTCGATGAATTCGCCCAATCTCCTTCTCATGTAGTAATAGCCGGGATAGGTTCCTTTGGCACGGTCGATGCCGATACGCGACTTCAAGTCCTCGCGGATACGGTCGGTCATTCTCAGCAATGTCATCTGCGTGTCCATGCTTCCCTGAAACAAGTCCTTGACCGCCGTTGCGTCAAAGTCCTGCCCACGTTCCACCAACGTGTCAAACGCCGAATTAACCGCAAGCAGCAACTTGTCCAGTTTCGCGTTGGTCTCCACCGCCTCGCGGCTCTTGCCGTCCAGACGGCTTTCCCTCGCGTTCCACAACTCCGGCTTGCACGACAGCTTGCATCCGAACTGTGCCATCGTACGGTTCACCGTTATCCTTCCCATTATCGGGGCTTTGCCCGACTTGTCCGTTCCGCTCTTTTTCAGGTAGAGCAGCACCTTGAATTTTTCAACTTTCATACGCTTACTGTTTTTGTCGCAAAATTAACTTATGAGTAAGCGTCCATTGATTTGCAGAACGGTGCGTATCAGCGCAATCGGCACGGACTTACAACAAATTCATTTTCCGTGCGTTACCTGTCCTTGCTTCGGTAACTGACGGCTAACGGCTTGGTAACTGAAATGGCTCAATATTCCGCACTCCGTTGCGTTTCCGGCATCTGGCAGAAGAATGAAAATCCGCTCATTTCAAACGGGTTACGTTTTATCGTCACTTGTTTGCCGACGTGTGCTCGGTGGGTTCTGTTCCACTGCGGTAGGCACACCTTTGCAAGTACAATTACTTTAGCCAATAACATATCGCTGGAAGTTGTTTCTAAGATGTTAGGACATACCAATACACGAATGACTGCCCACTATGCAAAGCTGATAGACAAGTGCATAGGTGAGCAGATGGATAAACTCATGGATACGTTTACAGGAGCTTCTGATTACTAAAGCATATCCTATCCACAAATTCCTCACTTGTAGCAATGCAGGTGGAGATTATTTTTTAATTTTGCCTTAAACTAATAATTATGGAGAAGCTAAAGGAAGATTACATAAGCATTGATACTCGTTTGGAATACATGGAAGCCATAGCCGTTAAATATGTTCCAGACGTAGATATAGACCCAGCCACAGGAGAAAGATACGTCTGCGGCACTACCGCCTTACCCCTATTCATAAGAAGATACAATCAGAATGAACTATATGGTAATTTCACATACGAAGATTATATAGCCAATGAGGACATACAGAATACATTGAAAGGTTTGGGAGTTGATATAGATAAGTTCTGGTTTCTACTTCTGTTCATCTTTGACTATACTTGTGGAACGTGCTTGGACGGAATGAAAGCTACAGGCATTGGAATAGAACAACTCATCAAATTCGCCAAAGCCATAGCTGACAACCATAAGGAGATTAACCAATTTGGAGTAAGTTTTAAAAAGCCTATTACCGTCTCTGTAAAGATTGAAGGCAAGCATCAGATAGTAATTGACAATGCCAATGCAATAGGTTACTTGGCTACTATCATTGCCAACAACCTAAAAGAGATAGAGGAACATCCTTGGATGCAGAACCAACAAGTCAGCATAAGCACCCATGCAGAAGAAAAGGAATCCGTTCAGATATGGCTGTTCTATAAGATGTTCAATGACTTCTTCAATTTAGAGCCATATAATAAGCTGTTTAATGTCAGACAGAAGAAAGGAAGCACCATATCACTTAGTAAGACATTGCTCATATCAAGGCTTATCTACTTCACTAAGCTATCTAAACATAGTAAATTCTCAGATGATGAAGATGTCCTAAAAGGTTACATCAAGCAATATAAAGACAAGAGAATTGATACTGCGAACAGCATATACTTCTAATAAACTTCTGATAATTAATACAGTCCTGCTCCGTACCATTAAGAGGGTACATAAGAGCAGGACTTTTTTTCTCTCTTTTAATCCTGCCATTATATCCCATCTTTGCAGCGTCAAAACGATAGCGGACGAGCTGACAATTAAGAGGGGAAGTAAAACCACCCATTAATTTCTCTCTTTTAATCAGCCCAGAAGCAAGTAGTTTTGCAGCGTAATCAGAAAGCCAAGTGCGCATAGGTTGGACGGTTACAAAGAACTTAATTTGATAATTAAAAACAAGATGACAATGAAAACAATGACTAAGACAGCAGGAAAGACTGCAACCAGCAAATCAGTAGCTAATGCTAAAGCAGGAAAGGCAGTGCGCACTCTCAGCTTACAACAACAGTTGATTAAAGCTGAAAGAGATTTGAAGAACATAGTTAACAGACAGTTGGGAGAAACCGTTCTACACGCCCAAGAGTTAATTGTGAAACAATTAAAGCAGGCTATTGAAGAGAAGAATAGTAAAGCCCTCACACTTAAAGACGAACCTATTACATTCCAATTAACTAAAACTGAGGAGAAGGTCTCTAAGAAGATTGCCTTTGTAAAACATAACAGAAGCATTGATTCAAAGAAAGTAGATACGTTCATTGCTATTATTGACAATGGCAAATATGAAGAAGCCTATCCCATCATCGTGATAGAAGCTTCAAAACTAATAAAGGCAGGATATGTCGTAACAGATGTAAACGGTAGAGTTCTGACAGAAGAAGAGGCAGAAGGCTACTTTGTAATCTTGGACGGTCAACACAGAAGCACAGCATTTGCCAAACTAAACTCTGTCAAAGGTAATATGACTATCCCCAATGTCTTTGTTAAGGATATTAAGGATATAGGAACTTATTTGGAAGAAATCAACAGAGTTGGTAATTGGGATATGAAAGCCAAGATAGGGGTTGCTGCCTTGACATCCAAAGATGAGCTCTTTGAGAATATGGCTGAACTAATCCAACAGGGATTCAATCCTACGACAGCAGGTCTGATTTATACCAAGAAGAACATTCCAGAGAAGATATTGAACAAGGTTTTAAGAAGAGAAGAATACAATCTACCAAAAGATGCCATAGTTGACATCAAGAGAGGTAACGATTTTATAACTCTATGCAAAGCTGCCAAAATCAGCGTCACATTTCTCACTAAACGTTACTTCATTAAAGGATTTAACAGTTATGCTAAAGTACATGGCGAAGAACAAGCATTCAAGGCTTTGGATAAGCTAAAACAATTAGAACTTAATGATGACAAACTAAAGAAAATAAAGGAAGATGATGATTTTCAAGCAATGCTACAAAATGCTTTAGAAGCATAATACATACTACGGAGCAAAGCCCATGTGACAGGTGGGCTTGTTCTCCCCAAGTTCTTAGAAATTCTGAATAGTCTAAAGTCTGATTACTAAATGTGTGGTCTTATCATTAGTTTCTCACTTATGGAGTTACTATCTTTACAGTACTACAAGCAGATAATCCCACCACATAGATTGACGGACTTACAAACTATTCAGAATATCTAAAATGGAAGAATTTACTTATGAGCAGATAAGAGTTAAGGCTCTTAAACAGGGAGTAAAAGATAACAAGGTTCACATTGGATTGTGGGCTAATCTTAATAACTATCTAAAGACAAGGAGAAAGAAGAATGGAAAGGTTGCTACCTATTATATCTCATTGCAGAAGTTGGCTTATTAATTCACTGATATTTAAACTGATATGATAATTCATCTGCCAACAGGAAAGAAGTTTCACAACAGAAAGGAAGCCAAGATATACTTTGGAACTGCCTACTATTACAGGATGGAACGAGAGAAGAAAGATTTAATGTTTACCAATACTATTCAATCAGCTACTAATGAATATGAAGATACCTCAAAGATACCTGCAAAACAGGACAAGTAACATTAGGCAGGATTATGCTACCATTAACAAGTCTATTGTAGATAAACTCAATCCACCCAATTTGTACAGGTTCTTCTGTCTGTCCTTATATAGAAACGACTATTATAAGGTCAGATGGAGAATCAAAGACTTAGCCAAACGAACTGGAGAGAAAGAGGACGCATTAAAGAACTTCAATAAGGATATAGAGGCAGTGCTGATTAGAAAGAGATATAGGGAAGCTATCAACCATCCTCTTATAGAATTTGTAATGAGGAGCATTTACTGCATTCCACCCATTGAACATCCCAACTTCATAACACTGTCCTACCTCTTTATGACAGTGGATTTGAATATTAAAGTGAAAGGATATTATATCAAGCTCCTATTAATAGCAGAGAACAACAAGATACTGCTTACTCCTAATAAGTTGGCTGACAAATTGGGAATGGGTAAGAAGAATGTAGAGAGTTACAATCTGGAATTATATAGTGCAGGTTTGTTAAGATATATACCCAAAGGGATAGAGCTTACTCCCAATGAACTATTATTAGACAACAACATAGCCAAACAGCGCAAGGAGTGGAATCCAACCAACTCAAAAAACGTGGTTAAGATAGCTTTCAAGTCCAAATAACAGGCAAGTAGGATTTTTCGTACTGTTTATTAATATATTAAGAGATAGTACGAATAATCCCCACTCTGTCTTATTCTGACTTTAGAAGCATCTAAAGTTGAATTTCTACGATAAGGGTAAGCAGCCCTTATGAATGCTACTTCGTAATGACAATTTTAAACCATCAGAGTAATGCACAAGACACCCCTACCCACATAAACACCCCCTCATAGCTCTTAAATAAAAAGAATGCTTTAGAAATGCAGTCTGATAGTTGGCAGGAATAAGCATTCTTATTAATCCAAGAGCAGGCACGATGCACTATTGCCATAGCTAACCAATAATTTACTAATGCTCCTCATTTCCTTTGAAAGAATCTTTAGGGAAAGACATAGGACAGCCTAAGATACAAGCGAAGAAATTCACTTGTGTTTTAGGTTTGTTCCTATTAAATCCATTCAATCAATAACCATTTAATTCAATTTCATTATGAGAGATTTAGTAATTATGCCAGCTATGGCACAGCGTAGAGAATCATTAAACATGGGTGAGTTTGCAGAAGAAGCAATCATTGTGGAAGAAGTA